AGCAGCCTGAGTACCGAGAGAAAAAGGGGGTGGGGTATATTGAGTTCGGTGATAAGAACGATTATCCTACTTATCTCTTGGGTCTTTACAATAAGAGTGCGAAGCACAATGCTATCGTGCGAGGTAAAGTTAACTACATCATCGGGAATGGTTGGCAAGGTGATGAGGTAGATGCTCAGGCAGAATTATTCATCAAAGCTCCGAATCCTTACGAGAGCCTTATCGATATTACTCGCAAAGTATCAAGCGATCTTGAGATTTTCGGAGGTGCTTACTTGGAAGTTATTTGGAGTAAGGTCGGTGGGTTATTGGCTGAGATTTGCCACATCGACTACACTAAGATTCGTTCTAATAAAGATAATACGCAGTTCTGGTACAAGAGTGATTGGTCAGATAGAAAAGAAGAGGCGAAGGTTATTCCTGCTTACAATACTCAGAACCGAGTAGGTAAACAGATTATGTACATTAAGGAGTACAGACCAGGTCTTGATACCTACGCACTACCAGGCTATATGGGTTCTTTGAATTATATCGAGAGCGATGTAGAAGTATCTAAGCACGTTTTAGGTAACGCACAAACAGGGTTTTCTGCAAGTAAACTTATTACCCTTCCGAATGGAGAGCCTTCTCCTGATGAGAAGCGGAATATCGAGCGTAGGTTTACGGATCGCTTCAGCGGTTCTGATGGTAAGAAATTTATTCTTTCTTTTGTACAGGATTCAGCACGTAAGCCGATAGTTGAAGATTTAGGTGCGAGTGATTTGACTAAAGAAGATTTCGGTCGTGTCGATGAGATGATTCAGCAGAACATTTTTGCAGGGCATCAGATTACTGCTCCTGATTTGTTCGGTATCTCTACTCCTGGTCAGTTAGGTTCACGCTCTCAGATTCGTGATGCCTACGAGATTTTTAAGAATACTTACGTTAACGATAAGCAGCAATTCTTAGAGGCTATCTTTAACAACTTAGCCAAGCAGAGAGGGGTTACTTCAGAGCTTACCATTAAGCCTGTTGAACCTATTAGCTACGAGTTCAGCGAAAGCATTATCGCTGCTAATATGACTCAGGATGAGATTCGTGAGAAACTTGGACTACCTCCTTTGAATCAGCCTACTGCGGTTACTCCTGATCCTTCTCAGGCGATGATTAACGAGCATCTGAAGGGAATGAAGGGCAGAGAGTGGCAGAACTTCCAAAGGATTATTCGTGAGTATAACAAAGGAAAGATAACTCGTGAGCAAGCCTCTCAAATGTTGAAGAGTGCTTACGGACTCGGAGAAGAAGAGTTAGCTACTTGGTTAGGTGCGGATGAGTTTTCTAATGATATGGACGCGGTTATTCAGGTATTCTCTGAGTACGGAGAATCGGTTGATAACTATAAAACTTTGATGACTCGACAGGTATTCGGTAAGGATTTGGAGCAGGAGGAGTTGGCTTTTCGTGATGAGGTAATCGATGATACTCTGGATAAGAAGATTCTGGATGTAATCGCTAAGAACAAAGGGATTTCCGATGAGGATATCGCTAAGGCGGTTAAAGAGGATTTGGTAGTCGTTAAGGAGCGTATCAACAAACTTCAGGAGTTGGACATTCTTAAAATCAATCCTAAGGGTGTTAGGAGCCTCACCAAGCCTCTATCTGAGATTATCGATAAACCTGTTAAGACTTCGTTTCTTGTCCGCTATTCGTACGAATGGAAGTCTATCGTACCTACGAGCGAAAGAAATACCTCTGCTCATCCTTCTCGACCTTTCTGTGCGAAGCTGATGAGTTTGGATAGGCTTTATTCTCGTTCTGAGATTGAGTCCATCTCTCGGAGATTGGGTTACTCAGTATTCGACAGAGGCGGTGGATGGTGGAATATGGGAGATGGGGTTAACTCCCCTTCGTGCAGGCATCAATGGGTAAGTAAGGTTGTAATTAAGAAAGATAAATAAAATGAGCAGAAACATACTTTTCATATCAGTACAGACTATTAAGGACAGAACAGGTCTGCACAATAACGTAGATGATAAACTGATTAACCCTGAGATTTTGACTGCTCAGGATATGTATATCCTTCCTGCGTTGGGTACAGGACTCTACGAGCGTTTGCAAACAGGTATTCAAGACCAAGACTTAACCAATGATGAAGCGACTCTTTTGGATACTTATATTACTCCTTGTCTGGTTTATTTTGTTATGTCAGAGCTTCCGATGGGGTTGTCCTATCAGTTCTATAACAAAGGAATGATCCGTAAGACAGGAGAAGGGCAGGAGAATCCGAGTGCTTCCGATATGATTGATGTAGCGGATAGGTATAAGTCGAGAGCGGAGTTCTATAAGCAAAGACTTGTGAAGTATCTTAAAGAGAAGTCAGGTACAAATATCTTCCCTCTTTACAATAACCCAGGGAATGGCTACGATGTTATCGTACCTGATAACGAAGCCTATACTACTTCTATTTGGCTTGGAGATGATGACTGTTGCGCAGGTAAATCTTTTGAAGAAAAATATCAAGGTAACATAACTCGTTGCTGTGGCAAATAAAACCTACTCACTTAAAAACCAAAAGAAGCTAAAGGTCTTCTTAGAAAAGCAAGAAAATGACACTCAATCAAATCGTAAAAACGATAACGGACTTAGCGAACGCACACCAACAGATAAAGAGCGTTTACTTCGGAGACTTTCCCGATTACCTAAGTCGGGGGACTGATAACGTATATCCTTCCCTTTATTTTGATTTGACAGGTGGTCAGATTCAGGAGCGTAGTGTCGTTCTGAATTTCTCTTTGTATTTCTTTGATAGGATGCTTCACGAAGAGACTAACGAAACTGAGGTGCTTAGTGATATGTTAGAGGTATGTCAGGATATTATCGCTCAACTGCGTTCGCAGACTTTTGATTTCGATGAGGGACTGAGTGCTACTCTTTCTTTCTTTACTGAGGATACCCCCGATTTGCTCGCAGGAGTTCGGGCAGATATTACCTTAGACTTACCATACATAGCGAACAGATGTGTCGTTCCTTCTACTTATAGTTACTAAATAAAAGAAGATGCCCAATAAGAAGATAAATCAGTTAACTCCCAGAACTCCTACGCTTACCGATTTGATTTTAGTAGGAGACCCTGCTACTGGATACTCATACAAAGCGACTATTTCTGTTATTTCTGCTTTCGTAGGTAATAACATTCAGTTTAGTTCTTTAGGTGGCATTTCTTTAACCAATCCTACCAATGGTCAGGTACTAACTTTTAACGGAACTAATTGGGTTAATCAGACTCCTGCTGCTGCTCCTGTTTCAAGTGTATTCGGTCGCACAGGTGCGGTTGTAGCTGCGGAAGGTGATTACTCTTTGACTCTTTTATCTGATGTTACTTTATCTTCTCCTACTACTAATCAAGTCTTACAATACAACGGAACTGCGTGGGTTAATGCTACGTTCGTGGCAGGTATTAACTCTCTGAATGGACTTACCGCTACTACGCAGACTTTCGCTACCGATACAAGCGGAACGGACTTTGCGATTACTTCTACTACTTCTACGCATACATTCAGTTTACCTATTGCTTCCGCTACGAATACAGGTAAACTCTCTTCAACTGATTGGAGTACGTTTAATGCAAAGCAGTCTGCGATTACTTTAACGACCACAGGATCAAGCGGAGCTTCTACTCTCGTAGGTGCTACTCTTAATATCCCTAATTACACTCTCGCAGGTTTAGGCGGTGTTAGCGGTTCGGGAACAACCAACTACGTTTCAAAGTGGACAGGTTCAAGTGCATTGGGGAACTCACAGATATTTGATAATGGAACGAGTGTAGGGATTGGAACTGCAACTCCGAATGCATCGTACATATTAGATGTCAACGGTGCTACATATTTGCGAAGCAGTGTGAGAATTGGAAGTAATGCATACATCAGCGGAGCAGGTGGTTTTACGGTTGAGGCATCATCAACAACGCCCATAATGTTCGTTCTTAATAACACAGAACGAGCAAGGTTTACAACTAACGGCCGCTTACTCATCGGAACAACTACCGAATCGACTTATGAGTTGGATGTAGTGGGAGATATCCGTTCTACCTTAGATGCCAACATAAACGGATTGACAGTAGGTAAAGGAGGGGGAAGTGTTGCGAATAATACGGTTGTGGGAAGTGGTGCATTAGCAGCTAATACAACTGGGGATTTCAACGTAGCAATCGGAACAAATGCTATGGCTGCGAATGTAACAGGAGGTCAAAATGTATCAGTTGGTAGAGCATCTATGCAATCTGCAACTC